ATTCCATAATGGAATATTCCAGACCCAACCATTACCTAACGCCGTACAATTTGTAAACGGCTCCATTTGTTTGTCTTTATCTGTATAAGGTAAATGTACTGTCCATGCTTTATCATTTATAAGAAAATCATTATAAGATTTAAAAGGAACTTTTAATGCTTTACTCAACAGTAAGGAACGAAACCCAGTACAATCTACAAACAGGTCTGCTGAATATGCCTTTTCATTATCTGTTACTACTTCCTTTATCCAATCATTTTTATCTAACACAACACCTTTAATATTTTCTTTTATGTGTGTTACCTTATCACACAAATTATCTCTCATCCAATTACCCAAAAGTGTAGCATCCATATGATACGCTAAATCAGTTTTTGGATTATAAGAAGGTATTTTATTACCCATATAGATTTTATTATTTTCTATTAAGGGCATCTGGGCTGTATATGACCGTGTAAAATCATCCCAAGGTGTTTCTGGATACATCCACTTTTTGAAAAACCAATCATCTTTACCATATACTAAATGGGACATATCTTCAAACCCAAATGGGTAATGAAATGACTCTCCTTTTACATGAAAATCTGTAAACTTAATTGATGCCTTATATGTAGCATTACATGATGCCATCCAATCTTCATCTTTCATTCCCAATGAATTAAAAAATAAATTAATATGTCCTAGAGTAGATTCTCCTACACCTATAGTAGGAATATTTGGAGACTCTATAAGAGTAACATCTATTTCTGGACAAAGCTTATTCAAGGCCGATGCTGTAAACCATCCAGCTGAACCTCCGCCTACAATAATTACAGAATTAATTTGCACTATGAAACCAAGTGGGTACTTCTCTTTTCTTCCATTTAGCAAATCCAGCTTTCTCGCCTATATAATAATTACGATAGGCCTGGACCGTATCATCACACTTATATTCGTCAGGCATACATTGGGGTGGCGGTGTAAACCCACCTCTGTTTATATTTTTAGGTGCCATCTCTAAAGGATAAAACAAGTCCATACACTTATGCAACTTACCATAACGAAACATATACTCACCCAACATGGTTTTGAATAAATCAAAATGCCAATGATAGTTTTCGTCTGTCTCTCTAGTCCATACAGCACTAGGGTGGTTCTTATGTGTTGCTTTATACAATCCATTCTCATCAGCAAACTCATCACCATCTAATACACGATGTGCTGTAGACAACATCTGTGCTGACTCTAATATCATTTTGACGTTGTGCTTATCACACATCATTTCCGATATCTTTATCGGATCTTCATCTAAATAAAATATATTCACACTTCAAGATTCTCATAAAAAGTTGATATCATACCTTCTAGTCTAGGTAAATAATCAGCAGGATTCTTTTCAAAACACTGCACCTCACCATTCTCAGCCACCATCATAATAACTAAATTTTCAACAGGTGTTTTAGTATGTTCTTGAAACATAGCAGCATAAGCTGCACACTGAGTATAATAGTCCTCATTCCATTCATCCTTCTTCATTGTTGTAGTAGTCTTGAAATCTATAATAGATAATTTATTATTATACTCTGCTATACAATCACAACGACCTGCTACCATATAATCATCAGAAAACATGGACTGTTCTAAAAAATAAATTAATTGAATATTATTGTCTATATGTTCTTTCATTTCACCGAACATACAATAAGCAAGAAAGTTTTTCTCTTTATGTTTCTTGATATCTTCCTTGTTTAAATAATCTTCCACAATATTATGGAAAGCAGTACCCCTACGTGCTGCTTTCATAGAAATATCTTTAGCTACATCTACTCCAACCCTTTCACGCCATTCTTGCAATCCTTTTGCTTTACCCGGCTGCGCCGATAATACGCTCGTGATGCTGGGATATTTGTTACCGTTAGGCGCTTCATAGAACCTAACTCCATTGATATTGTGAACCGGCAAGTCCGGCCACGTTGTATTTTGAAACCCATTTACCATTATATAATCCTATACCAAAAGGACCAGTATAACAAATTATTCTTGGTTTGTCAAGTACCAGTTCGTTTTGGCTATTAAGTAGTTGCGAACTAGACCACTTCTAATAATGTCGCCATAGTCCATTTCAATCAACGCAAAGTCATCAGGCATTGTTTGTAATATACCTTTAAACTTATCCAATCCTTCACGTTGCCCATTTCGTAGGTCTGTTTGTGCTTGATCGCCTGCAAACATTATTTTACTATCTTGACCCACTCTGCTGATAAGAGTATCTAATTCATGGAAAAGCATATTCTGCATTTCATCACATATAATGATACTATTATCAAAAGTCAAACCTCTCAAAAATGATGTAGATATAAACTGAATTGTTCCTTGACCTTCTAACATATCATAGAGTTTATCAAACTCTTGGTCACTAGATAATTCAAACATATATCTCACCAATAAACGGTAGGCATCTTTATACAGGTCACTCTTTTCATCTAGTGTGCCTGGTAAGAAACCAATGTCTCTACTGGGAAGTAGAGAGCGTGTAATTATTACTTTTTCATACTTTGTTGTTTTATCAAAAACTTCTTTAATCGCCAAATACAGCAACAGAAAAGTTTTACCAGAACCAGCAACACCTGAAGCAAATACATTTTTGCCGTCTTGATAAGCTTCAAATAGCTTTGTCTGATTGTCTGTTAGCGGATCTATTGTCCGTAGGCTGTTGGCATTAATATACATATTACGTTTCTTTCTATTTGACAAGAATAGTCCTCCTAAAGGAACTATTTATTATACATCAATGTTTCCTTTAGGGTGAGCTTTTGCAATTTCTCTCATTCTATCTTTAAAAACATCACTAGTCTGACTACCTCCAGCATTACCAGACCAAGTTCTACCTGATATAATACTATTCTTATTCGGTGTAAATACCATTACCCAACCTTCCTGTTTAAGAACTTCCATATCAGCTACAGAACAATTTAAATCTTCTGCTTCACCTGTCTTTGGGTTTATCATTCGGTATTGCATTTTCTTCCTCTTTTTTATTTAAATTTTCTTGAGCGGGAAACTTAAATGATATTATCTTTTCATCATATGTAAATTTGCCGTCTTTAGTTCTTTTAATATTATCTAAACGGGTTTTAATAGTATATTTCATAAGTAACGTAACTCTCCGTCTTTTTCATATACTTGCCATCTTTGTTTACTACTATAACCGGGTCCAGGTCTTCCATCCCACAAACGGTCAGTATATGGTCCATTTTTATCCACATAATGTAAAAAGACTTGTTGTTGCCAACTGCCTTCTGGTGCTATAAACATATCTCTCCAATGTTCAACTTCACATCCTCGATATATTGCTCCTTCACCTGGTTTTAATTCTAAAGGAATATCAGTATCATTATTTTTAATCCATATTGGCCAAGAAAAATCTTCTGACATATTTTCATAATTATAACCACAACACATTGTGACCGATATTTCACAACTGGGCCTATCAGTATGTTTCTTTAAAACATCTCCTGGTTCATAAATTCTATAATATGAATAAGTTGGTAATAATTCTAATTCAGTAAGCTCCTCTATTGTTGGTAACAATTCAATTAGTAACATTTCCATAAATGGGTCAGCATATTTGCAATGTGAAGAAGAAGTAACCTTAAATCCATCTCCCTGCCAATTCTTTTCTCTCTCCGGGGTACCTGCTAAAGCCATCGGTATATCTTTACCGAAATGTGACACTTTAGTACCTGATTTTGGTACCTGACTATCTTCCTCATCCGGTGTATTAGCGTGTGGATGCCTTTTAGCATCCAGTCTACCATATTTACAAATCATATTAGATAACTCTGTTGAAATCAATGTACCTACAGCATATTTTTCTGTTTTAAAATTATTCATTTGTACCACACCCATACATTATCCGCTATACTAATTCTTTCATTATTTCTAAACTCTAACACCTTATCAAATACCATAGGCTCACAAATATGTCCAGAAAATAAACCAAAGTGTTTCAATTTAGGATACCAATTTGTTAATTCACTTGTAACCATCTCAGCTGACGTATAAGAATCTATAAAAATAAAATCTAAAGAATAATCAGCAAACTGGTGTACTATGTCGTTACTATCTCCATCATATATTTTGGCTTTATCACCACACCCAGAATATTTTATATTATGAGTAGTAAGTAATTTATTTAATTCTGCGTCTTTAGCTAAAACAGTATGTCCTTTTTCATCTAATTTTATTTCATGAGGTCTCCACCAATCAACTCCATGTAAAGTTTTAACTGATGGACAATTTTGAAGTATTGTGCAAAAACTTTCACCCTCTCCCAGACCTATTACTGCACCTTCTAATTTATCTCCTAAAAAATTTATAATGTGTAATATGCTTCTAGTTACTCCACTAAAATTATAAAACTCATTAGACCTTTGATACCCAGTAAAATTCATTTCCAAGGCGGACCATTCGCCCAAATAACAATACTTTTTCTTAACCCACTTGTTACTGGAGCTACTCGGTGATATATAAAACTTGGCATAACCAGAACAGTGCCAGCCTTTCTCATACCTTCTATAACTTGAAATTGCTCATTGTTATGATGTGTACCAAAATCTACCCAAAAATCTCCACCCTCATAGTCTACACCCTGTTCAGTTAAAGTAGCAACTAAAGATATTTTTCTAGTTAAACCCACTAAATTTTTATTATCAGTATACCCCTCTTTAGGCATATATCTTACATGGCCATAATCTAAAGTAGCAACTTCATCTATTATAAATTCACCTTCTTCAGCACCTTCCAATCTGTGTTCTGGATTGTCATTATCATATTTTATAAGTCCTTGGTCTCCTGCTAGACTGTCAGCGTGCCATGTGTAAAATTGTCCGGGTTTATAACGAGCGTATTGAACATTCTCCATAAATCTCCAATCGAAATTCCAACCAGCAGACTTATTAGCTCCATGAAAAAATGGACGAAATATATTATATAAGTTATCATCATCATCAAAGACTACTTCTGTATCCCTAATATAATAATCAT